GTACTGACCGATCGAATACGGCACGCCGTAAAGGAGTCCGGGCGCGCCGCCCACCATCGTTTGCGAATTCGCAGGCGCCTGAGTCCAAATGTATTCCGTCGCGCCGGAAGTGGTCACCGAATTCTTCAGCTTGCGCGCGACGCGCACGAACGTATCGGAAACGAGCCAACGGAAGCGAGGAGAGTTTCGATACTGCGGCTGAACGAGATGCACGGTATCAATGAGGTTGTCCGCGGTGATGGTTGTAATAGCGCCACCGCTGAGATCCGTCGTTTGCGACGCAGTAGTGATCATCGCGGACGCGCTATTCGTTCCCACGCCCGCGATTCCTTGCGGCTGATCCGTACCAGTACCGACGGTGTACGCTTCTTCCATCTTCAATCCGAGCGACATACCGATGCGACTCGCGACGTAATCGAGTCCGCTACCGATTCCACTGGAACCGATCGCATCCTCGATAAACTCCTGCGACATTGTGGTCGCGCAGACGTACTTGTACGGGATGATCGAAACGGCGGTGCCGAATGTCGGATCGCTCGGGGTGATCGCGCCAGCTTCGGCCACGAGCGCGCTAGTGGGGAGTCCGGATTCGATCGTGATGGTGCGCTTCGAATCAATCGTCGACACCGGCGCGATTGTGCGCAGCACGTTGACGGCGTACATTTTTTCGACGATACGACGTTCCATGTCGGTCGGAATTCCCGCGCCAGTCGAACCGAGAGAAAGTGCGCGCATTTCCGCTTGGTCGCCGGTTGAAACCGCTTTGAGCCATCGCATCGCGTATTCGGGCGATGCGAGATCGTGACCAGTTGCACGCTTCGGAGCGACCGCGCGGTACTGTGGCTGGTTGCGTTCCGCCTCGAGCGCCTTAATTCGATCATTCGCGGCGCGTAGCGCGGCGCGATCTTGCTCCGCCAATTCAATCGCGGTTAGATCCGCGTCCATGCGCGCGAATTTCTCGCGCTCCTCGCCGTGGCCGCGAGTGTCCACGTGTTGAGAATCGCGACCGCTCGCGTCAATTCGTGCGAGCTCCTTGCGGTAGGCGTGGGCGAGAGTTCCAAGTTCGTTCAAGTGTTCCATAGTTTCAATCTCCGAATATGAAGTTCGAGCCGTGCAGCGACGGCCTCGGTAAGTGCCGCGTTCACGCAACGCAGGCTCGATGATGTGAGGTCGTAAGCGGGATCTTGCACAAGGCTAATTTCAACAAGTCGCGCGGATTCAATCCGGCGCTCGGTGCGCTTCGCGTTCCACGTATCGCGTTCAACGTAGAAACCAAACGACATTTCGCCGGTGAGGTCGCCGCGCTCGAGGAGCGCGCGCACGTCGTTACCGAGCGTGGTTTCAGGAAGCGTCGCGGTGTAGTGGAGTCCGTCAGCGCGCGAATCGAGCGTGAGCGTGCCCGACTTCGTGCGCGCCAGCGGCATGCTCGAGTCGTGGTTGTAGTAGAGCTTGACGTCGCCGGATGCCGAAGCACCAAACGCATTTGGTGCGATGCGCTCGACGAAAGTGCGACCAAGTTCGGTGATCGGTTTCGATGGTGAATCAAACACGACGGCGCGGCCCGCGAGCGTGCGCCCGTTCATCGTCGGCGACGACGAGTAATCACGACGAGAAATCATCGACATCCTCCGATGTGTCTTTCCCTAGATTCGTTTGGCCGCCGCCGGTACCCATGTTGAGAGCCACGATTGGATCGTCGAGCCCCTCGAGGGGTTTAAGATCGAGCCACGCGCGCGCTTCGTTTCGCGTGATCACGCCCGACTCAACACCAGTGCGTAGCGCGGCGAATTGTTCCGCGAGCGACGGCCGAGCGATCGAGTCTGAATCAAACGAGATCGTAGAGAACGGCGCAAGCTTCGCTTCAATTTCAGACGACCACGCGGAGTACCAATGGGTTAGGCACGCGTCGACGTACATCCGCGAGAGCCATTCCATCGTGCCGTAGGCGTTTGCGCCGTGCTCGCTCAAATACGACGTCGGCACGCCGAACAACCGCGATACGTCCTCGATCGAGTAGCGGCGCGCGGCGGCGATTCCCGCGTCGTCGAGCGTCGAGCTAATGCGCTCGACTTTCATACCCTCGGCGAGCACGAGCGGCCGGCCAGCGTTCACGCTTCCCGCGTGCTTCGCCATGAAATCTTCAGAGATCGACTGGCGAGCGGCCGCGTTCAACGGGCCCGGATGCACAATCGCGAGCTTCGGGTTGCCGGCGTTGCGCATCACTTCGAGTTGCGCAGTTTCTTGCGCTGCAAGAATCGTGAGCGAAGTACGGCAAAGGCGCACCGGAGATTCGCCCCACAAGCCGTCGAGGCTCGGAGCGCGGATGTGCAGCATCGACGCGATCGGAACGTCGCCGTATTGTGAGGTCTTATAGAACGGCTCATCCCCGCTCACGTCGAGCGAAACGCTTTCGAGAGTGAGCGGAATAAGTTCGAGGAGTTCGCCGGCGAGCGTTCGATTGATAATTGCGAACGCGTTGCCGTAGAGGCACGCTTGCATCGTCATGGAGCGTCGAAGCTCGTAGCCGTTCATGTAGCGGTTCGGTCGAGCGATGAGCGCTTCCACCGTTTCATCTTCAACGGATAGCGGAGTGCGCGCGATATCGTTGGATATCAACGTCGCCGCGCGGTAAACCGGTGTGTATGCAAGCGCGCTTGCCGGAGTGACGTTTGGAATCCCGGCCAAGTCGTAACTCGGCAACATGATTCCGTGCGTCGGCCAGTGGCCGAGCATGCGTTGAAGGAGTTTTCGCAGCATGCGCGGATAGTCGCGCCCGACTTAGTTCCACATTGCACCTAAAGCGTGTTTACGAATTATTCTAGCTCGGTTTCGTAAATACTTGTCGCCTGTCCACCCCACACGTGGCACGCGATCACGCTTGCCACGAGCGGGTCAATGGCACAATTCGCGCGCGATTTGACCGGCCGGATGTTCCCGTTCTGGTCGCGCTTCGCTTCCGCTTCCGCGCACGCGCGGCGGAGGATCGGATCGTCGCCGACAACAAGGCGATTCCCGGCCCAGAGATTCTGAAACAAAGCGCAACCCGGCCCGAACGTGGCGATCGACATTCTGTAGCTCATCATCGGAACGTTCTTAAGGATCAATTGATCGGCCAAATACTTCGCCCCCCACGAGTCGTACGCGACGGCGCGTACGGTGAACTCCTCACAGAGTGATTGAATCCGCGAGCTAATTAGGTCGTAGTCGATCTCGCGGCCCGGAGAGAGTGTGATTTTTCCTTCTTGGGCCCACGCGCGAATCGGCATCCGGTAGTCGAGCTCGCGTTGCCCGACGTCCGCCTTGGGCCACCAGTAGTGCCCACGGAGAGCGACGCGCCCGTCGTCGAGCGGCACGGCGACAACGAGCGCGGACATGTCGAGGCTCTTCGATAGGTCGAGCCCACACCACGCCGGCCGGCCGGCAAGCGCTTCCCAGTCGATCGGCTTTCCACCCGGCCATTGCGCCATCTCTAGCCATCCCCCGGTGTTCTCATCCATCCGCGACGCGTGGTACCGCGAGAAGTCCGCGCGGCTGGCCGGGTTCCGCCGCATCGTTGTCCACGATCGCCGAAGCGAGGAGAGCGCGGGTTGGCCGTGCAGCATGCCCGGGTTTCCTTTGGGCCACGCGCCCTCGTCGTCGAGGGAATCGGTTGGATCGAGCCCGTAGAGGATCGGTAGCACCGAGTCGTCGATGATCTCCCCAGTCAGAATGGCTTCAGACTGTTTCACGAGCTCGGCGTAATGGTTCTCCGAATTCGAGCCTGGCGTCGTGATTATGACTCCGGTAGATTCCCGCCGTTTCGCGCCGCTCGTCGTCAGTTTCGTGAGCGCTCGACTGCGGTACTCCGCGGCTTCGTCGGCGATCCAGAGCGACGGATTCAGTCCGTCGAGCGCTCGCTCCATCGCGGGTAACGCGTTCATCTCACAATCCGCGGAGGGTCGAAGAATCCGATCGAATCGCACGAGTAGCCCGGGTTCCGCGAGCCGTAGCGCCATCGTGCGCGCGGTGTCTAAGCAGATAGTCGCCTGTTGTTCGTTGTTCGCGACGACGTGTACGCGCCGGCCGTCGCCGGCGAGTAGATCGAATAGCGCGAGCCCAGCCATGAGCGTAGTTTTGCCGTTCCCACGCGCCACTTGGATGATCGCGAGGCGCACGCGGCGGAGGCCGTCGGCGTCGCGCCAGCCCACGATTTGGGCGAGCACCCACAGTTGCCATGGGTGGAGCTCGAACGTTTCGCCGCTCGACTCGCCGACGAGCGTGAGGCGCCGGAAGTGGGCGGACAGGCGCTCGACCACGGCCCAGTCCATCGAAATATCTGAGCGCTCGAGGTCGCGCTCGAATCGCTGAGCGGCCGCGTAGATCCACCGGCCCGCCGGGACGCGCGCGGCGAGCACGTCCGCGACGTACGTACGTACTACGGACTCGCTCAGTGTCATAATTCTCCCTGTAGGCAGATGATGCCGTGGGCGAGGGGGTCGATAATTTTTTTTACCCCCCCTACCTGCGATCGCGAAAATGTGGATAACTTGTGGATAACTTTTTTCCGTGCTCTTTGGCGTGGCATCGACGGCATAA